CTTTGGAATCGTATGTTGCCACACCATCTACAAGAGTTCCGAAATCTCCTCGTGGGATTATTGCAATTTGCCCGTTCTCAATGAAGACTATGTTGAGAGGTAGAGTTGATATCTGGATGCTAATTTGTTGGCTCATAATACTCCCCAAACAATGTAGTATTAAACCCTTTATCAAACCCTACTAAATACACATCTGAATGCCAACTCCACACATCAATATGATCTACTTCGTAAGTTTCTCCGATAGTCAAATATTCATTAGCCCTATCTACTTGGCATGGATAGCCCCCTTTTGCAGTGTAGACTACTTTTGTACCTTTTGGTGAGTAGATGTTCATAATGGCATAGCTTCCAAGACTGGCACACCATCGATTATCAAACTTGTCCCGATAATAGGGCGATGTAAGTTAACATTGTTGTATGCAAACGCATAACTCTCATCATCAATCAGACAGCCAGAATTCATTGCAAAGTACAACCCATTAGGATTAGCCCAATATTTGATGCCAAAGTCTTCGTGAAAATGCCCACACACAAAACTCATCCCCATTGACTGAGATACTTTCAAAGCATCTTTAGTCTTGCCGTGGTGGATATATACCCGTTGTCCATCTGGTAAATCAATTACTAAGTCATTGTGCCACTTCCAACCAGCTCCAACACCCAACACTTCGTTGTAACTGCGAATATAGTGACGTGGAATACCAAAATGTTTAGCTTTACGCCACACCATACTTCCGTGATTAGAATCTACCAAATCCATTACAGGGAACATTTCATGGAGTTTTGCAATAACAGACAATGCGGCTTTCAGCTCATCTCCTGCACTCATCAAATCAGGGTCACTATCGTGGAATGACATAGCATGTTTGTCCGTCTCATCACCTAAACAAATCACTCGTGTCGGATTATAACGATCTTTCAACATCTGCAAGAAGTTTAACAAATTAGGGTGATGATAAGGTATGTGCATATCGGACAAGAACAAAATGCGAGAGTTAATATGGTCTTCTTCATTGTTACCAACAGCATCCTGCACATAAAAATCTACTAAAGGAGTAATTGTTATGTGTGCTGTCTCTGGGTACATCTCATCAACCCGCTTAACAGCATCTGTATCGTCATCAACCTTCTCACGTTCTTTATAATAAGCACGCAAGTGATCTGAGACTGAACTTTTAGGAACTCCCAGCTCTCGTGCAATACCTCTCCAAGATACCGCACCAGTTTCTGCTAGTTTGATAGCGTCTAATTTCCAATCAGTATTAATGTTTAAGCTCATACATTCTCCTTATATCTAGCAATAACACGTTCAAAGAACTTCTCTAAAGCAACCTTATTCATTCCACCAGAACACTCGTCATCAACTCCGTATGTCCCTACCATGAAGCTAATACGGTTTGTAAGCTTATCACCTTCGTTACCTAGCTCAAAGAGCTTTGATACTAAGTGTTGTGCTAATGTTGTGACTTTATCTTCTGGTAAAACTTTAGTTATTGAATCAAGATTTGCTGCGAACCTACAACCAGACCCACTCCGGAAGAATGGAGCTGTCGTACCATCATCTTCTACAAGAGAAAGTTCACAAGAAGCATCCGGTAAATAATTACTTGAGACAAGCCAATCTACATGTCCATCTTTGTAACCCTCTTTAAACGTAAACCTATCTCCAACTTTGTATCCCAAATCTGTAGCGTATGTCATAGTATTTTCCTTTAAGTTATTCGCCTGTAAATCTCCAACAAACTCACTCTACGTAAAGCTTCATTGTTGGTCAAGTAGTTTTCTTCAAAATCCCACATATTAATGAAGTTAATAACGTCCTCTTTAGACTCAGTTTTCAGGATGTTGATTACTTCTTTTTCAATAGCAGCCTCTTCAAAAGAGATGCCTTTACGTTGTCGCTGATTCTCGATCTTGTGACACGTTTTACAAACTGGACGAATGGAAGTATAGTCTACTAGGAATAAATGTGCAACATATTTCTCAGCATCATGTAAACCTGTAAAGCTAGAACCTTCTCCAATATGGTCTATTTCTATCATGTTTTGGACAGTATCTACTTTACAGATGTTGCATGTCATACCCCAACACTCAGGAAATCTTTTACGATTCTTTTCAACAGGATTGATAATACGCTTTCTGTTAGCTTTAATAAACTCCAGCTTGACAGGATGTTTTGACCACCCTTTGCGTAATACCCCTCGTACAAATGTCCAGAACTGAGCTTCAGATTTCCAGATGTGAGGACATTGTTCCCAAGGTTTAGGATAATTATCTACCATATCTTAGACCTCGCTTCTTCGTAATTCCAACCGCCTTTCTCATAACTACTCATACAACCCCTGTCAATCTTCCACAAATACTTAGGAACCTCTACAGAAATGCCTGCATTCCATTCCTCTTCCATTGCACAGCTCCACATAGCATGACGTTTAGCAGACTCTTCAAATAACATCCAAGCTGGTAATACATTGTTCCAGCTCATTGACCACTCCTGTGTATATCAGGACAATCTGCTTCTTCATAAAGTTCTTCCAACTCCCAATAGTCTGCAATTTCTGGGAGAATACCAATAAAAGTGGCAATCTCCTCTTCGTAATTTTTAAGGCTACAAGCGAATGAATACGTTGTATCATCAATCCACTTATTCACAACTTCATCCCAATCACTAGGCATGTAGCTTAAAGCACCTTTTGGTATAAAATTGCATCTATTTTTATTGGCAAAATCTTTTACAGCATCTGAATTTAAGTGATACGCTAGTTCTTCCCAATTCCAATCACCTCGCTCTCTCAATACATTAGCAACATCTGGTTTGAAAGTGATTGTCCCTCTTAGTCCTGTATACATCCCCATATTACTCCTTCCAATTAATTCCTAAGTTATTCAAAAGCTTCTCTGTACTGAATACGTCATCTTCTGAGCGTTTCATGTGACATGCTGCTGCATACATATCCATAAACTGTACCAACGTAAAAGCTTGCGGATTTCCTTGCCAATCGTCATACTCAATCTTTTCATCTAGGCTTCTGCCTTTTGGATAATACCAAGCCTTGTATTGTCGTAGCACAGCCTCTACAGCTTCTTTATCGTTCTTGCAGTCTTTTAATAAGTCATACATAGCGACAACTCCAAAAGATTTACCAGCTAAATCTATAGGCTTGAATTTGTCAGTACCCCAATCCCCGTAAACCCATTGCGCATAGAAAAATTTACGACCGTATCCATCAAAATCATTCCTCTTATCGTTCAGATTGATTTCACCAAAACCTTTAATTAAGAATGGCTCTGTATGCTTATTCCAGTTATACAACCAACCAGCTACACCATTAGCATCACCATCAAGGGTGCAAGCAATTGTCTTAATACCTTGTTTCAATCCTTCTGTGCATCGTATGGCAAGCATATCATCTGCCTCAAAGTTGTCAACTACAATAGCTCCTTGATGCTTCACTAAGTATTCTCTGCATTCTTTCAGTTGAAGAGGTCGAAGAGTGTCACTTCTTCCAAATTTATACTGTGTTGGCAGCGGTAAAGAATCTCTGAAGTTATTCTTACCACCTAAGTATAACTCAACTTCATCTGCGTTGCAAGCATCTTTCAATCTTTGAATTGTTCCCTTCATTGAGTGAATTGCATGAGAAATGTCCTCTGGGGTTTGTACATCAACTACATCAAATTCCTCTGGCTCAAAAGCACCTTTAATCTGAGCTTTAAATGCTGTCCTATGAGGACATACAATCTCATGTCCATCTGTCTTGTGCGTTGCTTTTATGCTTCTAGTTTCATTAGCTGCAGCAGCTCGGTAGCAGATAATGTCCCCATCAATTATCGCAATTGTCTTAGTCATTTTCTTCCCTTTCTCATAGCAACCATCTTCAATCTCTGTCGATTGTTGAGTGTGCTACGTTTAAGCTCACCATAAACCTGCCGCATTATTGGTGAGTTTGCAAGAATCTCCTCAGCTTGTTCTTGTTTGTACATCCACAGAATAAATTTTCGTAGTGTTGTAATGTCTTCCATTTGTTCTCCTATAAAACTAAAGCCCTCGCCCACGAGGAGCAAGGGCTTTGTTAAGCTACGTTGCGTTTAACCTCAAAAGTTCTGCTTTACATTCTTCGACTAACCTTTCAGTTATCGCTAATCTGTATGACACAGCCATTTTCCAAGCAGGCAAAACACCGTACTTATTTACTGAAAAACCTTTAGTTCCCTCTTTCCCGCATAACTCAGTCCATCTAGCTTGAGCACTAGTGACAAGTAATCCATTCCTGCTTTTATTGCTAACCCACGCAACACCGTAGTCAGGTTTTTGGTTAATTGATCGAGTTATTATGGACTTCAGCCGAACAATTTCATAACTTTCAGGAGTTCTGTTTGCACAAGACTTCTTGGCAATTTCTGATAATTGTTCCTTAGTAAGACCATCTCTCCAAGTCTGCATTCTGGTCAAGAACTTTTCCCTGTACCCATCAGATGCAGCCTTCTCTTTCATAAACTCAGAATGCTTCTTAGCAGCCTCTGGGTTTTTAATAAAATACTCTTTAGTCGTCTCAGACATTTTCTGCCTGACTAAAGGGTCTTGAAGATACTTCTCTCGTCCTCTAAAACATGCTTCCCTAAATTCTGGGTCTTTCCATCTTTCAGTTGTTATTTGGGAAAATAACTGTTTGGTTTCATCACTTCTTTGAGTTCCTGAAGCATCTGCTGCTTTTGTAAGATTGAATCCGCTATTGTAACTATCAAACTTTTCTATCCAATACGTTTCTCTCTCAGTCAGCTTATCTATGTCATCGACATACTCTACTACAGTAGCATCAAAACTCTTGTGCTTGTTATAAGAATTTTGTAAATACATGTTAGAGTGTGTACCTTTTCTAAGCAACCTAGAATGTTCATATAAACGCTTCCTTAAACTTCTAGATTGCCCAACATAGACCTTGCCATTTGGACTTACAAGAATGTATATCCCTATATCAGAAAGGAGATTCGTTGGAATCTGAATCGTCATTATCCACCTTACCTTTATTAGCACGTGCTTTCGTTACAGATTCTTTTGCAGGCTCTGATTTAGTAGCAACCTTTCCGCCAAATTCACTACCTACTCCTCCAGACTGTGAGACATACTCTACAAAGTCGTCTTCTTGAACTAGGATGTTATTCAATTGTCCGAAGCGTCCGAAGTCGTTGCTAGTGATACGGTATGATACTTTTGCCTTTACACCGTTAGAACAGAGACGACTTGTTGTAACATCTGTTCGTTCGCCATCAGAATCTTCTAATAACAGACGAGGGCGGAATTTTTCATCAAATGCAACACCATTCTTTGTTGCAGCTTTCTTTAGTTTAATAATGTAAACTTCATCTCCAGAGAAAGGTGCTTCGATTTTGTATTTAGCTTCAAAATCTTCTTTATCTAACTCTTTAGCTTTTTGTTTTGGGAAGTCCTTGTTCCACTGTTTTGCCACTGCTTTCTCAACAATAGCATCAACAGAGTATTCCAAGTCTTCGCTTTGGTATTTTTTTGTAGTCTCAGCTACTTTTACATAAGCCAAAATTGCGTTATCTAAAACACCGTATTGTGATTTATTATCTGCCATGATTATTCCTTTACATTTGTTGTTTAAATTAAAACAGTCCACTTGGATTGTCTCTTGAGGCTTATAACTTAAAATGAAGTCATCACATACACATTAGAATGAATGTGCTACACTTGAAACCGCTATTATACACACTTTAAAACTTATTGTCAAACAAATTAAAGCACATTCTTAAACATTTTCATTCTCTTGTCACTACTCAACGTCATGTAGTCTAGCACAACGGCATAAGCTTGAAACACTTTATCCTGATACGCCACGTCCTCATCCGACAAAGTATCAGGATAAGGGTCAACTACTTGTGAAGCATCTTTAAACAGCTTAGCTCGTACGAGTTCTTCCATTATAGCATTGTCTGAATATTTGTTGAAATCTATTTTCATGTTTTCTCCCTTACTAAGTTATTCAAAACATCATCTACAGACATCCCTACAACTTCATACTCATCGAATTGAAAGTATATCCTGTTTGGCATTCCTATCATAGCATCTTCTCCCATAAGTCTGCGTCTTGGATTGCGAGAAGTGATAGTAGGTAGTTGTACTTTTGCTCTATTGTTAGCATTAGGTCTTCTCCTTAAAAATCCTACTGTGAAAATACGTTGCACTAAGGCTACCAAGTCCACTACCAAGCCCAATAAGAAACACTAACATCCACTCCCAACCGTTCTTTGCTGTAGTAGCCACAACATACACTTCTACGAAAGCCATTGCCATAGATGTTGGTACAATCCAAGCATATTGCTTCTTTACAACATGAAGCTGCTGCAGACTTTTCAACCCAATGAAAATATAACTGGAAAGAAATACTAACATATACATGATCGGTGGGTTGTGGAGGTTATTCATTTAAAATCCTTAGCATAATAATCTTTAGGATTCTTCTCCTTGTGCAACTCTTTCAACTGCTTCACCATTGGTGTGAGAGCTTTGTAAGCTTCCAATTGCCCTGTACTTAATGGACGATCATCAATCAATGTACCTGCAGCTTGAGCTGATAAGATGATGTCGCAGTTAGCTCCAATAGCTCCAAAGTGATTTACTCCATCAACTTCATCTACAACTTCGCCCATCTTAATTTTGTCAAGATGACGTTGGATGGCATCAAGGTAGATTGACATTACAACTTCTGTTCCAATATAGTTTGCAAGTCCATATTTCTCAGCTCCGTTCAATTTCCCAAGAGCTACATGGGCTGCAAATAAAGGGCTAATCATTCCCATTGGGAGTGCGTAGGAACCTATTTGTGCTTTTGGATTTACATCATCAGATACGCTTCCAATCACAACAGTATCTTGCACAACTTCACAGTCTATCTTAGATAATGAACCTCCTAAGCCATAACAGAACCAATCACTAGGATTATACTGGTGTTCTTCTACATCGAACACTTTTCCAATTTTATTAGCATACCACCAAGTGGGTTTTTCACAGCTAATGACTTTAATTTTCATAATTCCTCCTTCTGTTTGTTAATGACGTCATTGTAGAACATTTTGTGTGGTGTGTCAAGGTTTCTCTAAAATTTCTTTAATGCTCTCTTTGTTGGCTCTAAGACAGCGAAGAAAATACCGTAGAATTGACTCTCTACAAAGAGTCATTGAATTTCCTATCTCAATAAAACCTTCACCATCTAAAATTCTAAAAGTGATTTCTTTTTCCAGTTCTTCTTTACTTTTCCCACGATTAACAGCTACAGAAAAACTTCTCTCATTCTCCTTGTAGAAGTCGCCCATTAAAACTCGTGCTGCGGGAAGTTCTATTCCAAGTCGAGTTGCAGCGAGTTTTAAAGACGCGCCATTTATCAGAAATTCACGCACTTGTTCTTGTGTTGCTCTCCCTAAATCTACTTGAGCTTTTTTCATGTCATACGGCTTTAGGGTAGTAGTTGCCCACTTTCGATGTTTTCCGAATTGTTTACTTAATACTTCGACTGGAACCCCTTTTTGTAGTTCATCAAACATGTAGAAATACATTTCTCCGAAATTTTTATGTCCAGCAGCTAAAGCAGTACCGTCCCGTTTAGATGTTTGGGATTGTGCTGCTGCAAATTCAGCTACAGTCTCTCCATACACATTTCTAACCGCTGTAAATGAATGGGAGTGAATAAATGCATGAGACATATTATAATACTCGTTAGAATTTACAGCATTGTGACTTTGAATGTGATAATTCTCTCTGTCTCGTAAATCTTCTCTCCGAACAACTACTTCTAAAACTTCTGCACTGAATATATGTCCATCGGTAAAATCCTGTTTAAATTGAAAATTTGTGGATGACCCGAAGTATGGTTGATTTGTTTTCATGTTATAAATAGTGGGAACTTCATTCACATCTAAAAACTTACATTCTGTTTTTGACCCTATATAAAAACGCATCCCTTCATTTTTATTCAGATTAGTTAATTTATAAATTATATTCATTAAACACTTTCATGGTATGTTCACGCAAAAACTGCTTGAATCTAAGTGTAATTATACCATGAAAGTTGTATTTTGTCAATAGCTCAATGAGTCCCCATCCAGTTTACATTGATCTTATACTCCCCGTCAAGTGCTACTTTCATTTTCAAGTATTCTCCAGCTTTTTTAATACACTCAACAAATACTTGACCAACTTCCTCTGCTACCTCTGGAGAACACTCAAATTGTCCCTCATCGTGCTGGTAGAGGACACGTTTTACAATGCACCCTTTGTATTCATAATAAGGTCTGAACTTCTCGTCAAGTAAAAGTCCACCCATTTCACGATCAAAGAACACTAATGCCAAGTCTGTAGCAATTGCTCCTGCACTTTGACACAGTTGATTTACTAAACTGTGTGGTGAACGTGTGACCAACATACGTCCATCAATTGCAGGGAGATACTTTGACTTTCCTGTTGTTTTCCAATAATTTGTAACCGCATCTCTAAAGTCTCGTAGAGCTGGATTTGCATTCCAGAATGCTTCAAACGCCTGTTTACCTTTGTTAGCTGGTATTCCCAAAGTCTGTGCTAGTTTTGGAGCCTGCCCACCGTACAAGAGACAGTATAGCCCGTTCTTAGCCTTACCACGCCACTTTTTAAAGTTTGGGTGATCTTTGTCATGGTATGGAGATGAAGGGTCAAAACCTTTTGTTTCATTTGGGAAGAAAGCTACTGCGTTATACGAGTGACTATCTCCGTTCAAAATAATATCTGCATACTTGCCATTGTCATAAGAAAATGTATAGCTTGCAGTGACACGGTTTTCAAGAGCCGCGCTGTCCCCTCCGACAAATGCCATACCATTCTCAGCTTTGAAAAGCGATCTCATTTCTTCACCAAGCAAGCTTCCAACTTTAGCAACATTACAGACACAAACATGGCGTTGGCGATGTGTGGAAGTAATCCCACTCGCTGAAGCACTTAAGCGTCCATCCCACTCTAGACGAGGATTCTCCAACCAACCTTCGAGAGTTCCTTGGCGATTTCGCAAGCTCAAATACGTCACTACTTTCTTAATAATCGGATTATCCATAGCTTCTAAGTTAGGGCAGAGTTTGCCTTGTTCTTGTAGTTTCGGGCTTGTCAAGATCAATTGTTTAGTGATTGGGTCACGCATCGCCTTACCATTAGCATCTTTCTGGACGTTGAACATAGTTGGCTGCCAACCTTCAGAGATGAGGAAGTCTTTAAATTCCATCTGATCTTTTAATTCCATTTCTAACTTAACGTCTAAGAGTTTGCTTCCTACAATCGCGTAATCTTTTCCATAAAATTCAACTTGATTATTCTCTTTTAAAATACCTTTATGCTTTTCAATAAAGTTAAGCATGTGACTACTCAATTCTCCGTTCTTTTTGAATGGATTTTTTGGCATAGTATATTCTTTCTCTTCCCCTTTCTTTAAAGGTCGTAATGGAAGTTCAGGTAATACTTCTGCTTTGATTTCTTCAACACGTTTTACAATTTCTGTGTGTAATGTCTTAGCTTTCTCAATGTCAAATGACACACCCGTAAATGCTTGTGCATTCATCAAATAAAAACTCTTCTGTCCTAGTTTGAACGATGGTACAACCCAATCTTCGCCATAGATTTCTTTCATCTTAGTAACTTGCCGTTTGAACACAGAAATGTTTGCATCAACGTCTTGGTCACAGTATGGTACGAGTGTTTCGTGGAAGAACCTGAATTCAGCTCCTTTAGGTGCAGATTTCTCTAATACACCTAAGTCAATCAGCCCTTGACGATAATCAATCTTCTCTGCGTCACTACCACCAGACAAGTACGCTAAAGAGTGAGAAGGGAGGTCTGGCTCGATAAACATACTTAGGTACAGAGTGTCCACAAATTGAACTGGCTTTCCACAAAAGAAATCCTTTCCAACTTTAAATTCAAGATCGAAGAATTTCCACACCATCCAATTATCATAACCAAGAATATTTTGTCCCACAACGAAACACCCATCTTCAAACTCATCATTCCATTCTTGAATTTTTCGTACAACTTCTCCTTTTGTTTCTCTAAAAGGAAACACAGACATTGAACGAGTACCATCCAATGACTTGAACTTCATGTACCAAATCTTTGTAGATTTTAAATATAATTCATCTGCCTCAATATCATAGCAGTACCCATTCAAAATACCCATCACACCTCCCTATTCATCATCCAAATTCCCAAGCAAATAATCTACCAAAGGCTCTAACAACTTCTCAGCAGCTTCTTCCCAAGCTTGTTTCTCAGTGCATCTGTGACTTACTTTAATCTCTTTACCTAAGAATGAAAAGTAGTGGTACTCAAAACTTCCAAAATCACAAATGCCATGATAAGTCATTCCCAAGCCTTCTGCAATATCAACTTTAGTTAGTTTCATCATTGCCCTCCAAAATATCATAAACTGTGGAATTACTGTATTGCTCTGTCAGCTTCCTTCCAAACTTATCAAATGTGAGCGTTTGTACTGCTAAACGCTCCAACACAACTTTCATTACAGCGTCTTCAAACTCTTGTTGTGAAGCGAATGTAATGGCTTCTGGTAGGTCATATGGCTCTGCAAATCTAGTTTTATTCCACCATTGTAGTGTGCCATAGTCATCTGTTAATAAGTAACTTGATTTGTCTGTGTTCACAGTAGCATAACAATTACCTTCTGTAAATGGGATTCCTGAGTCACTAATACACTTCACATATTTAACCATTTTGTTTAGCCTCCTTAATTAACATTTCCAAGTGAGCTGCCGTAATCTCATATGCAACATACATTCCTTCTGAGAAAGGGTCAAGGTTGCTACACTCAGTCTCTTCCATACCCTTATAAGCAAACTCCAAAGCCTTCTTCAACATTTGTTCTGCTGTTGGTTTTGAAGGCTTGCATTGTGGTATGATAGTTGCACTACTAACTTCTGGTAAAGCTATAGAGTTCCCTAAGTATGGCATACCAAAAGTGATGCTACCTATACTAAACTTCTCTACATCAAGCTGACCTAAACTAGTATCACCAATCTTTGACAACTTCTTTACTTTCAAATAATCTGGAGGTGCAGCACTAGGTGGGTAATGTCCGTTAGTTGTCATTATTTAACCTCCAATAATCTAGAATTGTTGCGAAAGTATTCTGCTACCCAAGCTGAAGGAATCTTCTTACCAGCTTCCATGTAACGTGTCACAGCTTCTTGTATTTCCTTCTGACGATGTTCTAATAAGATGAATTCTGGTCGAAGTCCAAGAGGAGGCTTTGTAGCTTCTTGAACAACTTGACAGTCATCCCTATGTATATAGTTTTCAGTTCCAACAACCTTATACGATTCTGGAAAGAAGGTCGAGGATTTTTCTACTGTGTGTGTATCCCCAATCATCCCATAATACCAATATGTTTTCAATTTTGCTCCTGTAATTTTCACTTTCATATCAATCCTCCCCCGCTAACATTAATAAATAAGCTTC